TAAAACCAATTAAAGCAAATAAGGGAAAATTTAACAAAGCTAAAGTAAAGAAAGAAAAACTTGACTCTGTAATTAAAGACAAGGAACCTCCACATGGTTCAAAAGTTCCTGAGTCTATGAAAAAATATTATGAAGAAGCAGCGAAACAAAAAAAAGGAGCAGGACAACCAGGATATAAAAACGGTGGTTTTCCAGATTTAAGTGGTGATGGTAAGACAACAATGAAAGACGTTCTCATTGGCAGAGGTGTAATTAAAAAGGCTAGTGGTGGGCCTGTGCTAAAAAAACGAGCAATGCCAAAACCAGCAAGATTTGAACGCAATTTAAATCAGCCAAAAGAATTGGTAACTCCGTTTAAAGGTATATTAAAAACAAGTGAGGGTGAAAAACTAAAAAACATTGATGGAAAAACATATTTAGTTAAACCAAATCCAGCATATAAACCTAAACCTCCAGCATATAAACCTAAACCTCCAGCATATAAACCTAAATCTCCGAAATTAGCAATGCGTGGTAAAAAAATGCAAAAAATGCGTGGTGGGGGTCTCGCTATCCAAGGCACACAATTTAGAGGGGTTCGTTAGTGGAAACATTTGGTGGAATTGGTGACTTACAAGCTATTCAAGGTGGATTAGATCCATCTGGTAGGACTAGTGGCACTGCACCAACTCAACAAGAGCAAGATGATTACGCAGAAGCTGTAGCTAGTATTATAGCCGCACCAATAGCTGGTGATAGAGTTGGCAGAAGTAATATTATTAATGCTAGTAACTATGATCCTAGATTTGCGGCAGCTTTGGACATATCACGAGGATTAGACCCCACTCGTAATTTTGGTGGTACTGGTGGTTTAGCTGTTCCGTCTTATTTACGACCTCAAATAGAGGGTTCGAGAGGACCTCTTGCACCCAAATATTCTTCACAGGGTGAAAGATTTTTTCAAGAAATACTACCAAATATCACACAAAACATAGGTATAATGCCTCTTATTTCCAAACTAGGAGATAAAATTTTTTCTTCTTCTGGAACAACTCCGATTAAAACTGCTACAGATTCTCCTAACATACTTGATAAAATAAAAGAAGATTTTATTGCCGCTGGAAAAGGAGTAAAAAGAGATTATTCTAAATTAACTGATTTAGCTGCGGGTGCTTTTAATTATTTAACAAACCCTGCTGGTGGTACTTCAACAACGGATACAACCAACATAAACATGAATCAAGATCGCCCATCATTTATTTCAGATTTTGAGGTAACAAGAACAGAACCTGGCCCACCGAGCATGATACCACAAAGGTCAGATATGATGGGTATTGCAGGTGTGCTTTCTGAAGAAAACAAAAAAGACATGGAAGACAATATTGGTTTTACCCCTATGGGAGATCCAATTAAACTCATAGATCGTTCTCTTAATCCAATAACAAGAGGCATGGAAGACAATATTGGTTTTACCCCTATGGGAGATCCAATTAAACTCATAGATCGTTCTCTTAATCCAATAACAAGAGGCATGGAAGACAATATTGGTTTTACCCCTATGGGAGATCCAATTAAACTCATAGATCGTTCTCTTAATCCAATAACAAGAGGCACTACAAATCCAGAAGTTCTTCTTACTATGAAAATTATGCAAGATCAAAACGTAGATTTTGAAACTGCATATGCTAAAGCACGAGAACAAATGGGATTACCTTATTTTTAAATGAAAGTTACAGATTTTTTACATAAATATCAAAAGTCCTTGAATGATAGAATAAATGACATAAGTATTTCATTGACGAGTGGAAGTGCGTCTGATATGTCTAGTTATAAGGCAATGGTAGGTGAAATACAGGGTCTAACCTACGCATTAGAACAAATTAGAACCCTGCTGGAAAAGGTTGATAATGACATTACTAGTACCTGAATATGTAGTTAGACAAAGACAAGCAAAAGAAAAAGCCGAAAAAGAGGCAAAAGAAAAATCCCTAACAGAACGAGTTCCACAACCTACAGGTTGGCGTATTTTAGTTATGCCTTATATGGGCAAAGAAACGACTGAGGGTGGTATACATGTTCCAGATTCTGTTAGAGAAAAAGAAGCGAGAGCAACTGTTGTTGCTTATGTGGTTAAATTAGGATCATTAGCGTACAAAGATTTTGATAAGTTTGGAGATGAAGGGCCATGGTGTAAAGAGGGTGACTGGGTTTGTATTGGTCGTTATGCAGGTTCTCGTTTTCAAATAGAGGGTGGAGAAGTTAGAATAATCAATGATGATGAAGTCATTGCAACCATTGTCAATCCCGATGACATAAAAACATACGGAGCTTAAAGTATGCAAGAAGAAGTAAAAGAAAAGGAACAACAAGAAGACGAAGGTCAAATTGTTGAGATAGAGGAAAAAAATGAAGAGCAATCAGAGGAGCAATCAAAAGTTGAAGTTAGCACAGATACCGAAACTGCAACCGAAGAAAAGAAGCAAGAGACTTCAGATGCTGATGACTTGTCTCAATATTCGGAATCTGTTAAGAAACGCATTGCGAAACTAACTAAAAAATTTAGAGATGAAGAAAAAGAAAGAGCAGCCGCAGTACAATTTGCTGAATCTGTTAAAAAACAAAACGATGAATTAAAGGCAAGATTAGATAAGTTAGACACAACTTATGTGGGTGAATTTGATACAAGAGTTCAATCACAAGCTGTTGCGGCAAAAGAAGCTTACAGAAAAGCGTATGAAGCAGGTGATTCAGACGCTATGTATGAGGCACAACAAGCAATTTCTAAAATTGCTTTAGAAGAAGCAAGATTAAATCAACTCAAAGCAGATAGAGAGGAACAAATAAAAAAAGCAGAAATAAATGGTTCAACGCCTCCTTCTGCAACAACGCCTCCACCTCCACCTCCACCCAAACCAGATCCAAAAGCAGAACAATGGGCAACGAAAAATGAGTGGTTTGGGCAAGATCAAACGATGACTTATGCAGCTTTTGGCATACATAAACAATTAATTGAGGATGAGGGGTTTGACGCAACAACAGATGAGTATTATAATGAACTTGATAATAGGATTAGGACAGAGTTTCCACACAAGTTTCAGGAAGCAACGAAAAAATCCTCTGGCCCCAGAGTCGCCTCTGCTGGAGCAACGGCTTCTAAGTCGTCATCACCAAAGGGACGCAGAACAGTCAAATTGACACCTTCGCAAATTGCTATTGCGAAACGCTTGAATGTTCCGCTTGAAGAATATGCTAAGTATGTGAAGGAGTAAAAAATGGCTGAATCTAAAAACAAAAGAACATCACGAGAAACTGAGTCTCGTGCAAATAGCTCAAGAAGGAAACCTTGGGCCCCTCCAACAAAGTTGGATGCACCACCCGCTCCAGAGGGGTATGAACATCGTTGGATTAGAACTCACATAAGAGGTGAGGATGATAAAACAAATGTTTATGCAAAGATGAGAGAGGGATGGGAACCAGTAAGAGCAGATGAATATGATGACGCTCATGCTAAGTATCCAGTTATAGAAGAGGGTAAAGATAAAGGAATTATTGGTGTTGGCGGTTTGATGTTAGCACGAATTCCTAAAGAAACGGTAGATGAAAGAACTGAATATTTTCGGGACCAGACCCGCAATCAAATGAAAGCCGTGGATGAAAACCTGATGAGGGAACAACATCCCTCGATGCCTATTCATAATGATAGGCAAAGTCGTGTAACCTTCGGAAAAGGAGCAAAACCCAATTCCGAGTAATTTTTAAGGAGCTAAACTATGGCAAACGCTAATTCAAGTTTTGGATTAAAGCCAGTTAGTACTATTGGAAATACTCTTTCTGGTGCTACTAACCAATATTTTATCAAGAGTGATGCTTCAGCGATATATCAAGGTTCCCCAGTTGAAGTTGAGTTGACGGGTGGAACTGCAGCCATCATAACAAGTGCCGATGGAGATGGTAAACAACTCCTAGGTGTGTTTGCTGGTGCCGAATACGTTGATGCCACAACTGGTAAATTAACTTTTAAGAACTATTGGGCAGGTTCAGGAACCGCCAATACAGACTTCGATATAAAATGTTTTATTTATGACAATCCGTTACAAAGATTCATTATTGCTTCGGATGGAACAAATACAGACAGAGCTACAGCAAAAGCAGATATTTTTAAAACAGCACAATTAGGTACAGCAACTAGTGGAAGCACTACTACTGGACTTTCTAGTGCGACAATAGATATATCTACCGCAGAAAACTCAGATCCTTCAAATCCATTAATGATTGTAGGGATTCATGAAGATGTGTCTAATGCAGACCATTCTGCCGCTGGTATCTCCTATATCGTTAAAATTAACAATCATGTATTCGCCTCTTCAAGTGGTGATGCTGATGCTGCTATATCATAAGGAGGCTTAATTATGGCAATTTCTAGAGCACAACTCGCCAAAGAACTAGAGCCAGGCTTAAACGCCCTCTTTGGTATGGAGTATAATAGGTATGAAGGTCAACATGCCGAAATCTTTGACACCGAGTCATCAGACAGAGCGTTTGAAGAAGAAGTAATGTTGAGTGGATTTGGTGCTGCACCCACAAAAGCTGAGGGAAATGCAGTAGCATTTGACGATGCAAACGAAGCTTATACTGCAAGGTATAACCATGAGACAGTTGCAATGGCGTTCTCAATAACAGAAGAAGCTGTAGAGGATAACCTTTACGACAAGCTATCTGGTCGTTATACGAGAGCACTTGCAAGATCAATGGCACACACTAAGCAAGTAAAAGCAGCTAACGTATTAAACAATGCGTTTACTGCTGGAGCATCTGCTGGTGGTGATGGAGTCGCACTTTGTGCAACAGACCATCCATTGACAAATGGTGGAACTTTCGCTAATGAGCCAACAACTGCAGCCGATCTTAATGAAACATCTTTAGAAGATGCGTTAATCAAGATTGCTGGATTTGTAGACGAGAGAGGATTAATCATCGCTCTTAGAGGAATGAAATTAATTATTCCTAGACAACTACAATTCGTAGCAGAAAGATTAATGGCTTCTAATTTAAGAGTTGGAACAGCAGATAATGATGTTAATGCTATCAAGAGCACAGGTATGCTTCCTGGTGGATACACCATTAACGATTATCTAACTGATACTGACGCTTTCTTTATTAAGTCAGATGTCTC